CTGACCGCGGGCCTCGACGTAGACCGCGTTCGCGAGGCCGACGAACTCGATATCGTCCAATCCCTCGAACGGGTATGGACGCACCTCAGCCCCGCCCGCGCGCGCGAGGTCCGGCGTCCCGTCGTCCGACTTGTCGTCGTAGACGATCATGCGCTCGCAGAAGGTCGCGTAGTGCCGCAGCAGGTACGGCAGCATGAGCGCCTCGTTGCGTGCGACCGTGTACACCCACGCTGTCATGCAGGCCGCGCGTAGCAGACGATCTTGTCGATCCACACGGCGGTCTGCACGCCTCCGCACTGCATGACGCTCGTCATGACCCAGTCAAAGTCGCCCGTGTAGTCGCAGGAGAAGGCGCCCGCTCGAGCAGCCGGCGTGACCAGGCAGTGCCCACCGACCTGATGCCGTATGAGCCGCCCCTTCGTGTTCCAGAAGATCAGCCCGTTGTGATACGACCTGAACCGAAACAGCAGCGGCTTGCCGGGATGTTCTTCCGCCGCGGACCGCATCGCGTCGACCGCGTCGGGCGCCCACACGTCGTCATCATCGTTGACGTGGATGTAGTCGCCCTTCGCGAACCCCACCGCGTGATTGAGTTGGCAGTGGCCGTAGCAGGCGTGACCTGCGTCGTGAGCGATGTACCGGAAGCCTCGGCCGTACGAACGCACCGTCGCTTCGACACCGGGCAACTCCCCGCCGTGCGTATCCCCGACGACAATCACCTCGTCGCCTGGAGAAGCAAGTTGCGGCGCGATCGAGTCGAGACAGCGCCGCAGTGGCCGGTCCTCGCGGTGCGTCGGAACGAGAAACGAGAACGTCGGCGTGCCTACTTTTTTGGGACGCTCGCCTCTTTCGGGGCTTCCGCGAGCTTCTCGTACTTGGACTTGAATGTGCCGCTGGCCTCACGCCACTGGTTGTTGCGCTGATTCCAGATGTAGACCTTGCCGCCCGATTCGACGACGCCGTCCTGCGCCGGCTCAGCGTCCGCGTCCACCGAGCCGATGTGCATGCCGTTCGCATCATGCAGCCGTACTTCCATCTGTCTGCCGTCCTTCGTCTCGTAGTTTGTTCGCACATTCGCTCCAGAGTTGGGGGCGGTTGTTACACCGCCCCTTCCTCTATTAGATAGCGGTCACCTTACTGAAGACCGCTGGCCTCCAGGCGACGAACGCAACTCTCAACTCAGCCAGAATAGTTTGTATATTCCTGATGAATTGATCGTTAATTGTCCCTACCCTAATGCTGCCTTGTTCCCTGTCAAACAAAGTGGCACCCATCGACCAGTCACCGACGACAGCCGTGCCTTCCGTCATCGCCTCGGACTCGACAACCGGCATGCCCCAAAGCGTCACTGGTCCCTGCATGCTCGGTGGCCCCATGAGATACTGCCCGAGCGTTGCCGTGGCAGCGTTTTCCCGCGCCAGCCGGATCTGTTCCCAGTCGTTCGGATGGAGAACCGCAGCACTTGGGCGCCCGTGGCCTGTCACACGAACGAGCGTGCGACCTTTATAGATGGCGTCCATCGCGTTGTTGTAGGAACCGCCCGCCACCACATTGGTGCCGTTCACCGTCAGGATGCCCGTCAGGTTCTCACCTGAGCCGTTGCCCGAGATGACCTGCGATTCAAGCGTGAGCGTCAGGCCCAGCAAGAGTCGCGTGTCGATGATGCCGCGGATCGCGGGCGCATCGCTGAGCATGCGGTTGGTCACGGGAATCCAGTGCGCCAGGGTCCGCACCGTGCTCGTGGCGGTGCTATACGCCAGCGTTGACTCAGGCTTGACGCCCTGATCACCGAGCGCCGTCGCATTGAAGCCCGTCGCCTCAGCCACGAACGCCGCGCTGTTGGTGAACGTGTCTTCCTTTACGTACTCGATGGTGTCCGACTCGGTCGGTACGCGCGAGAGCAGGTCAAGGACGTTGATCTCACGCTGGAGAATCTCGACAAACCCGGCGCGGTGATCTTCGAGTACGAACGCCTGACCTGACGTACTCGACCCGCCGCGCAAGAGCGCCTTGCGGGCCATTGCCCAATCGATCAGGCTCGTGCCCTCGGCCATATTGACCGCGAACTCCTGGCGTGCGAGCGCTGAGTTGAACGCACCGTCATTCTTCAGTTGGCGGTACTCGCGGTTCTGAAGAAACTGCATGCCCGGCGAAGTCTTGCGCGCGATCTCGCGCTTCTCCTCGTCGTCGTCACGGGCGCTGCCACCACTCGGGCGGAACGATGTCGGCGCCGGTCGCGAGTGACGGTTCAGACTCGCCGCGATGCGGTTGCGCCGCGCCTCGGCGTCTTCGAGCCCAGCTCGCTTGGTTTCGAGATCGTCGACCTCGGTCAGCAATCGCTTGACCTGTTCGACCTCTTCGTTCGGCATGTCAGCCGGGTCGGGATACTTCTTCTCGATGAGATCCGCCCGTTCGAGGCGATCGTCGATCTCCTTCTGGGCTTCGGCCAGACTCATTGACATATCAGTGTTTCTCCAGGTTCTCCACGGCGTGTGCACGAGCACGCGAACGCGCTCGGTACAGGGCCAGTCGAACGAGCAGGCTTTCGGCCGCGTTGCCTTCCGGCGCATCAGCCTTGCGAGCCTCGCTCAGAATCGCCTCGATCCGTGCCTGGGAACCTTTCAGTTCTTCACTCAGCAACGTGAGGACATCGATGTGGGGCTGACTGAGCTTCCGCTCTTCCTCGGCCCGCCGCGCAGCCAGGGCTTCCGCCTCGTCTGCGCCCAGCAGCAACGCTGCTTTGACCTGTGCGATCAGTTCCTCAAAGGGAACGTTCCTATCGATCCCGTTCTTGACGGCCGTCACCTGGGCCTGCTCATTCATCGGGATACTGACCACGCTGTTTTCGAGAAGGTCGACCGTCTTCAGAACCCGCGTCTCGTCGTCCTTCTGCCATTCCCACTCCTGCGGGATGTAGCCGATGCTCATCGACCGCACGGCACCGCGCTTCAGCAACTTGTAGGCATCTGAGCCGCGCTGCGTGTCGATCAGTTCCCACGTACCGAGCAACCCGCGGCGATCAGCCTTGAGGCTTTTCTCGATGCCGATCGGCTCGCGCATGTCGTGCTGCCAGAGCAGCGGGCGCCAGGTACGCGCACGTAGCGTGTTGTCGAAAGCCTTGGACTCGATGATGTCGCCGCCGTGGTCACGGTTGCCGAACGTCGAGGCGTACGCGGTGAACTGCCAGCCGTCCTCGCCTGCCTTCAGGTCGTAGTCCTCCAACGGGACAGCCAGGTATTGCTTCTGTTCAGCCACAAGCGGCTCCTTCTCTGATCCCCGTCAGGCGGGAAGTGCGAGCCGAGGGCGCGACCGGAAGCGGTCTACGGCGTCTGCCCACGCGTCGAGCCAGCGGAACCAGTTGTTCTGGAGGCTGTGCTCGCTCACGACTTTTCTTCTTGCCGCGCGACGTACCGAGCGGCGCAACGTCTCGTTTTCAATCAAGCGACCGATCTGTTCGGCCCACTCCTGCGGCGTCTCGGCTACGAGCGCGTCTACGCCATCGGTGACCTCGCGGCCATACAGCGTCGGACTCACGACGCAGGCCGCGCGCGCCAGCGTGAACTCGTACCACTTGATGCATGTCTTCGCGGTGTTGAACATCAGCGGCGCCACGCTGCAACAGGCGATATCGATGTTGAGCATCGCCCGCGGGTATTCCTGAAGCGGCAGCCAGCGCAGCGCGTGCCGACGATCCTCGGGAACCGCCTCGTACAAAGGCTTGGGGATGTGCCCCTGGATGACGAAGCGCACCTCGGGATACTTCTTCGCGATGATCGACCAGGCTGCCGCGAGCGGCAGGATGTCGGCGTCCTCGCGCGTGCCACCAGCCCATCCCACAGTCAGCGGGGGGACGACGCGGTTGACGCCGCGGAGCACTTCCTTGAACCAGCGCACGTCGATGGCGTTCGGCACCGTGTACACGGGGATATGCGCGGGCGCATAACGCCTGACAACGGTCGCGAGGCGGGGGCTCGAGACGGTCACCCCGTCGCATAGCGGGAGTAGCCGGATGCGTTCGAGGCGTTCCCATTCGAGCTGGTCGCGGCCCTTGGCGGCTTCTGACTCGAACACGCGCATCTGACGATCGACGATGCGGGGAGAGTAGAAGTCGTCGTCAGCCTCGTAGATCCACGCGAGGCCGGCCTTGTGGATCGCGTTGATCCACTTCTCGCCAACCTTGTCGATGGGCCAGACGATGCGCGGGGTGATGACGGCGTCGTACCGTCCCTGCGCGACCAGCGGCAGCACCTTGTCGGATTGGTCTTTGTGGCACCACTCCGCGATGTAACCGCGTCGTTCGAGTTCCTCGAATGGCTGCCACACTCTCCAAAGAGAACACCCAGTCTCGTCGCCACAGATGGCGAGGACACGCGGGGCTTGCGGCACTCAGCGCAACGCAGCGGCGGTCTGGAGCAGTAAGCCCTCGACCCGCGCGACCATCGCGGCGTGCTCGGCCTGCAACTGCATCACGCCTTGCTTGGCATCGCTGATCGTATCAACGATCTGAGCCCGTAACTGGTCGTTCTCGGCTTGCAACCCGTCATTGCGCGACATCGCCTCGGTCAGGTGCTGCTCCACCCGACGTAGGGCCAGGTCGCGCTCGTCGTTCTGCTCGCGCAGGCGCTTCATCTCAGCCTTCGCGTAGACGCCGCCCTTGATATCGGCCCACCTATCACGGATCGCCTTACATGCCCGTACGAGGTCGACCGTGTCGTCTTCGAGCGCGGGGTTGTCACGGCACACGTCCAACGCTTCCGCGATGATGCGCCGCTGGGTGAGCACCTCGCGCACGAGCAGCGACACGTCGGACGGATACCAGGCGCGCAGGCCCTCATCGTTGAGCGGTACGCGGAGGCGTGCGTGGATCTCGCTCAACTGGGCATCACTGAGGCGAACGTCGGTTATCGTCGTCATGGCGGGTTGATCTCCGAGAACACGGGGGCGATCGTCAGGCGGCAGCGCGGATGATTCATGTCAGGCGGGCTATCGAGCGGGTAGATCCGCCCGTTCCTCGCCGCGCAGGGTTGGTCGTAGTCGCCATCGGACGCGCGGTAGCCAGTGACACCACCCAGCGCACGGAAGCGATCGACGTTCGACCGCAGCATCGCGTGTTGGAGTTCTGTCACGGCGACCGTTTCGGGCCGGCTCTTCCACGTCTGCTCGAACAAGCCCTCGATACCGGGGAAGTCGGGGGTGCCATAGGCGATCTCACGCACGGAGAGGCCCCTACGCGTGCCCTCAGCGAGGACGGCGGATATGGCGAACTGTGTGGTCGCGTCCACCTGTACCGCGCGTGCGCGCGCCTCCAGCAGCATGTGGCGGATGGAGACGTTGTCAGGCGGCGGGATGAACCGATTGGTCGACTTCGTGAGCAAGCCGTGGACGGCCCGCAGCATGCCGCCGTAGCGACCGAAGAACAGGTTCGTCAGCGATGCTCGTTCAAGTTCAGCATTCCAGACGAGCGGCGCCTTAGCCTCGACCTCAGCGAGCAGTGCCATTGATCAGCGCACGCTGGAGTTTCCGCTTCTGCTCGTTCTGAAGTTTCCGCAGGTCTTCCTCGAACAGCACCGAGCCCTCGTCGACCAGCATCTGCATCCAATCGTTCCACTGCGGTCCCTTGGCTTCCGCGATACCACGCGAGGCTTCGTTCGCCGTATCGTCCGCGGCAGGTTGCCCTGGAGGCGCCGGTGTCGGCTCGGGTGCGAACTCGGCGCCCGCGCCGTTCGGTAGTGGCGGGAAGCCCACCTCGGCGCGCGCCTCGTCCGGCAGCAGCCACTTGGCCTTGACGGCTTCGGTGAGCCGCTTGTACTTCGCGTCCATGTCTTCCTGAAGCGCGCGGACCTCGGTCAGGTCGTGGGCGATGACGATGCTCTTGTCGTCCGTGAACTCCCGCTTGAGCCCTTTGTTCCACTTCGCCTCGTCCATCGTCCAGAGCGGGACCAGCGTGTTCTCGGTGAAGTTCTCCTTCATCTGCCGAGCTGAGGCGAAGTTGCTCGTCTGCTCCAACCCGACGCCGAGGCCTGCCAGGCTGGCCGGCACCCCCATCACCGCGGCGATGCGCGTCTCGGGGAAGTCGTGGAGCACCTTCAGGTTCAACTGCTCGGGCGAAAAGCCGAACTGTTGCATGGTCGCGCCGCCGGTGACCACCGCGACGTTGCCGCGGTTCTGACCCCAGAACGCATTTTTCGTGCGCTGCTTCATCAACTCGATCTGCTCGGGCGGCGGCTGTGCCGTGTCGGGCAGGCTGAGCACCAGGCCAGGCACGCCGAAGTTGGTTAGCAACGTGTCTGCGAACCGGGTCGCCTCTGCATCCGACGCGACCTCACGCACGAGCCGCTTCAGTGGCGAGAGGCCCTTGCGATGGTCGCGATCATCAACGCCTAGTTTGAAGTGGATAACGTTCTCGACCGGGATCTTCTCGTAGTCGCCGTCCGCGCGCTGGTAGCGGTAGTAGTCGATGAAGTTCGGGCTGTCGCGTTCCGTCCACGGGCCGATGCGTGACGGGCTGACCGGCCAGAGTTCGACGACCTCGCCCGTGCGTTCGTTCCCCGAGCGTGCCTTGACGAGATACGCGTTACCGTCGCAGTGGCGTGCGTAGGCGAGCCACCAGCGGATTTCGAGCATGTCAAGGCTCGGGTTGGGATCGTCGAGCAGCTCCTGCAACGGATTAGCCGCCGGCATCTCGTCGCGCGAGCGATCGGCCTGGACGCGGTACGTGCGGAGCGGCGGCTCGATAGCTGCCTTGGCGTAGGCGAGCAGGCACGCGAAGACGGCCGAGTTGGCGTCCCCGGTGCCTGAGCCCTCGTACGGCTGCGTGTTGGCCGTATAGACGAGGTGGTTGACGTACTGCCAGTTCTGCGAGGGGTCCGAGGGCGAGAACTTTGTCTCTCCCGCTGGGCGTGCGGCTACGGCGGCTGAGAGGTCGTTGCCGCGCAGATAGTCCCAGGCACGAGCCAGCGGATTCGCCATCGATCAGCGTGCGGCAGGTTAGGGCGTGGGCGCGGCGGGATCGTCGGCGTGCAGCGCGGTGGTTGCGGCAGCGAGGCGCGAGGTCGCGAGGTTCAACTGGTCGAGCTGCGCCTGCGTGGGCGGCTGCGACGTGGACAGTTCTGCGAGTGCGGCCTGAAGTTGGGCGATCTCGGTCGTGATCGCGGCCTCAGCGGCTTCGACCGCGGCGGTGTTGGCGTCGAGTGCGGCCTGGAGTTCAGCGAGCGTTGCCATGATGTCTCCTAACTGTGAACGCGTGGTGAGCGCCTCTTGGACGAGCCAGGACACGGCCTGGACGAGATACCCGTTGAAGTCATATTGAGGCGGGAAAGGTGGCGGGTTCGGCATGGAGCGGGAGAGATCCTCTCAGCCGCGCGGGCTTCTCGATCATGCGGTGATAAGTGGGCCATTGGCGCCCGAAGAACGGATGCTCCGGCTCGACAGATGCACGTTCGTCAAGTTGCTCGTCGAGCACGCACTTGCGACAGCAGTGCCGGCAGCACTCGATAGTGGGCTGATGGTCACAGGCTGGATTCATCTGCCCGGTCCTGAGCATCCTTCCTGCGTATCGTGTGCGGGTCCAACAGCGGCGGCACTTCTCGTTTATGGCAGTACTGGCCCGGCTGCGCCTTGCAGTACGTACACGGCTCGTCGAGATCGGCCTGCGTGTAGCGAAACTGCGGCGGGTTACTCTTCGGCATCGTCCTCGTCGGCTATGCGCGACAGGTACAGGACGGTCAGACAGCCGGCGAGGAAGAGCAGGAGCGCGCCCGTAGCCGTTGAAGGCAACGGGATCTCCACTCAGTAGACCATCACCTGGGCGCCGCCGAGCATCAGGTCGGTAATCGCCCACACCAGCGCATCGACTCGGTCGGGGCTGCCATCGTAATCGTCCGGCACGTACGAGCACATCTGATCCTCTAGCAACGGCAGTGGCCTGACGTGGAACACTCTCCCCTGCTCATAGAGCGCGGCAATCGGCTCAGCCCTGACGCGCTTACCGCGCGTGGCTCGCACAGCCTTATAGGACACAGTCGGGTCAACCGTGCGAATCACGCGCTCGACCAGATCGCCACCCTGGTTCACCTCGGCAACGATACGGTCAGCTTGATACTCGCGGTAGGCGTTGACCGCCCTTCGAGCCCAACCATCAGGTGACAGCCGGCACGTCAGATCGTCCAGCACATAGGCGAACCCATCCACGCCCTTCCCCGCGACGATAATCCCCGTCTCGTCTGACGTTTCGGGGTCTGACGTAACAGCAGGGTCAATCGCTACCACGATCCGGATCAAATCCCGGTAGATAGGCATCTACCAGTGGCCCATACTGCGCGAGGATCGAATGCGCCCACGCGACAAGATCCTGCACCCGCTGTCCGCACGGCTGCGTCTTGACCCATAGTTCGAGGTTCTCGGGCCGGTTGTCGAGTTTGTTGCCGTTGATGTGATGGACGTTTTCCTCAGCGAGTAGCGGTCGGCCCAACATCTCGGACATGACCACGCGGTGCTCTGGTAGGCGCCCGTGACGGTTCGCGTTGGGATGCCCTGGCCGCAGCACGATCCGGTAGCCCTTGACGCTGATCGATCCGCTCCCGACCTCGGCACGAAGCGATACGAGCGGGTCACCGTGTTTCGCATGCCGCTGGTAGTGCTTGCCGCAGAACCCGATCGCCTTCTGTAGATCACCGCACCCACGCACGGAGCAGGGTTGATCCTTGTTGAACACTGGTTGATAGAGCGGGTCACCGTGGATTTGGCGCTTCTGGTAGTGCACGCCACACAACCCACGGGCCAGATACGGATTGGAGCATCCCGGCAATTGGCAGGTAGGAGCATGATCCGTAGTCCGAATCGGCCCGCCCGCGAGAGGGTCGCCATGCGTGATCAGCCGGTAGTGATGCCGCCGGCACAATCCAGTACGCCGATGTATTGACCGTCCGCAGTCCTCAACAGAGCATGTCGTCTCATTCGCCATGCCCCGATTGTACCAGAGTTCTGTACTGAATTACTGCCCGATTCCAAAGCGCGCCAGGCGTGTCGGACAAAATCTCAGCGAAAAGCTCTTGTCTGCCTAATCGGGTGCCTTCATACCGATCGCGCAACTGCGCGAGCGCGGACGGGGCGAGGTTCGCCTGATTCTCAAACGTGCTGCCGCGGGTGACCATCACGCCTTGTCGCTCGACAAGACCGCGGATGAGTTGCGTGGGCTTCGGCGTTGTCGTCACGACCACGCGCGGATCATCGCCCAGGCGTAGGCCCAGCAACATCTGATCCCATGCGTCTGGATACCGCCACGAGGCAAGTTCGTCGCACCAACTGCGATGAGCTTGGTAGCCCCGGAGCCGGTCGGGCTCATCCGCCGAGAAGAGTTTGAAACGCGAGCCGTTCTTCAGGATCAACTCGCCCAATGAGCGGTTCCATGTCTCGACGAGCGGCTGGGGGATGATCCCGAGTAACCCCGACTCGCCCTCGACGCACACATCGCGAGCCGAGGCGGCTGTGGGCGCAACGACTGTCAGTCGCGCACCAGGACGCGCGTACGCGTAGGCCGCCATGTCCTCAGCCCCGGTTCGAGTTTTACCCCACCCGCGACCGGCTAGGATCAACCAGACGAACCACTCGCCCGTCGGCGTCCTCTGATTCGGACGGTTGCTCGTCGCCACTTCCCAACGCAAACGAGCCAAATTCTCCAGATCGCTCAGCGAGTACACGCTCTGCTGCTGTATGGATGTCAGCAACGAGGGCCTGGACGCTGACTTGGATCGCGTCGCCGTCTGGCCCGGAGATCTCTCGCCGCTCAACATAGCCCCTATCCTTGGCCTGGGTCTGGAGATAGAACTTGATCGCGCCCAGATCGCCAGCCTGTACCGCCTGCGCCAGTTTGAGTTCAGCGGTATCGACAAGGTACCCCTTGGATTGAGCGAGCACCTCTTGGAGCGCGGGCGACTTCTCGATGCGGGCCTTGATGTTGTTCGGGGAGCAGCCGATACGTTCCGCCGCGACGTAGACCATCCCGCGGCACTCGCGCAACGCCTTCTCGATCTCTACTTGCGTGAGTCGTTTGTAGGATCGTCTCTTCAACCGTCATTCCCGTCAAAGGCAATAGAAAACGCCGCCCCGGTCTGGGACGGCGCAAGGCGCAGCGATACCGCGCACTCGGAATCTACACCATGCCATCAGCATCTGCAAGCAGGGAGCGCACATGTCGAGCCACGCGCTCCATCATGGGCGGGGCCACACTATTGCCGATGCGTGCCCATTGCTGGGTGTAGGTGCCTTCAAGCACGAAGTCTGCGGGGAATCCCTGAAGAATCTTGGCCTCAGCGATGGTCAACTTTCGCGACTGCTCGCCGTCCTCCGTCGCTGCATAGTCAGATGAGGTCGCCGTGATGGTGGCGGCCGGTCCCGGCCGCCACCGATTGATTGACATACTGCGCGTTCGCAATACCGGCGGATGAATGCGCGTGAAGGTGCCTGCTGGTTTCGCTCGCGAAACCACGTTGCCATAGCCTTCCTTCAGTTCCAGCTCGTAATGATCAAGCCCCAATGCATCGCCAGCCGCCATCGGCAAGGTATCTGGCTTCGGATGGGACGGCTCAATATTGAGATCCTGACGGATGCCGATGAAGATGAGTCGCTGCCTGGTCTGCGGTACGCCCATGTACTGCGCGTCCATTAGGCGACAGGCGACGCGATAGCCGG